CTTTTATATCGAATTCGAGATCAAAGGCATGCTCCGCGGGGACACGGCCGCGCGATCGGCGTGGTATCAGGCCCGTTTCCAGACCGCTTCGATGTCTCCGAACGATATCAGGGAGAGCGAGAACGAAGAGATTGTCGAGGGTGGAGACGAATTCTTCGTTCCGATGAATATGGTTCCGCTGAGCCAGATCGGAAAGGTGCACGTCGGCGATCCCGAGATTGATCCGGTGGGCGAGCCGCTGCAGCGCGTGAAATCGGCCAATTTGCGGTTTTTCCGCGATGTGACGGGCCGCGTAGTCAACAGGAAGGCCTCGGAGCGTCAGAAATATGCGCAGACGGCCTTTTTGCAGCCCATTTTGAACGTGATTCAGTGCCTTTACGGCTCGATTTCGAGGGCCATGGGGCTGTTTGCGCAGGCTCACGCTGCCGAGTTGGGAGCACTTTCGGCCTCATGGGAAGCCGAAAAGGCCGATGAGATCGCCGATTTGGAGCTGGAACGTTGCATGAAAGAAGTTCTCGCGAGGGGTAAAAACTGATGAAACGTATCTTTTTGGCTGCCGTGAAGCTTTCCATCCTCGAAATTCTCATCTACGAAGAGATTGGCGAGAACTATTGGAGCGGCGGTGGCGTCACGGCCGGCACGGTGGCCGCGGCGATCAAGGCCGCAGGCGCGTTCGAGTCGATCGCGTTGCGCATCAACTCGCCGGGCGGATCGGCTTTCGACGGCGTCGCGATCTACAACCTGCTGCGCGCGCAGGGTAAGCCGATCGAGGTATTCGTCGACGGTATCGCGGCCTCCGCAGCCTCTGTGATCGCCATGGCGGGCGACACGATCAACATGGGCACCGGTTCGATGTTGATGATCCACAATGCGGCCTGGGGCTGCTATGGCGACGCGCAGGCCTTGCGTAAGGCCGCCGACGTGATCGAGGGTATCTCGGTCACCATCGGCGAGATCTACGTCAAGCGCAGCGGCCAGGACGCCGCAGAAGTGAAGGCCATCATGGACGCCGAGACCTGGATGGGCGGCGCCGAGGCCGTCGAGAAGGGGTTTGCCACCAAGACGGTCGACCAGACCGACGAAGAGGTCGCGGAGGCCCAGCAGCTCGTGTGCAAGTTCAAGCTGAAGGCGTTCCGCAATGCCCCGGCGCAGTTCATGCAGCAACAGGAGAAACCCAATGCGAATATCAACCCGGATTGTGAGTGCGATTGCAACGCCTGCGCGACCCTTGGCTGCGCGTCTTGTGAGAATGACCCCTGCCAGGCCGAAGGCTGCGACTGCCCCAACCACGAAGAAATGAGTTCGGAATTCATCCCGGATCTTGAAGCCTACCAGCGACGGCTGACGCTCCGCGAGCGCGCAGCCTAATCCCCCACAACGCCGGACGTTCCGGAGCTCGTCGACGTTGCCTCCCGGTGAGCGCGCTGCCGACGACCACAACCCGTATTGTCCTGCGCATCGCGCGGGAAGGAGAAGTTATGGCCCGTAAGAGTCTCGAACTGAAAAACGAGAAGGGAATCCTGGTGGCACAATACCGGGGTGTCCTCGACAAAATCACCGCCGACAAGCGCAAGGCGCCCAACACGGAAGAGAAAGAGGTCCTGGCCAAGATGGATGCGGGCCTGGACGAACTCGACGCGGCGATCGCGCTGCACGAGAAGCAGGAAGAGCGCGAGGCGGGTGTCACCCAGGTCAGCGGCGGCAAGCGTCCGGTTCCCGGTGCTGACGGAAATGCGAAGAAGGGTATTACCGGCATCCGCAACTCCGCCGAATACATCGAGGCCTTCGATCGCTTTCTCAACAGCGGAACCCCGGGCAATGTGGCTCCCGAGATCCGCAACGCGCTCTCGTCGGATTCCGATATCGGTGGCGGCTTCCTGACTGCGTCCGAGGAGTTCTCGACGCGCTTGATCGAAGTCGTCGACAACCTGGTGTTCGTCCGGCAGCTCGCGACGAAGACCATGCTGGCCACGGCCCAGAGCCTCGGCATCGCCACCCGTACCGCCGACGTCGACGATGCGGTGTGGACGGCGGAGCTCGCGACCGGAACTGACGATACCGGCCTCGTGGTCGGGAAGCGTGAGTTCAAGCCTCACCCCCTTGCGAAGCGCATCAAGGTCTCCAAGAAGTTGCTCCGGCTGAACAGCTCGGTGCAGGACCTGGTGATCCGCCGACTCGGCTACAAGGTGGGTGTCTCGCAGGAGAAGGCTTTCCTGTCGGGATCCGGCGCGGAGCAGCCCCTGGGCGTGTTCACGGCCAGCGCGAACGGCATCGACACCTCGCGCGATGTGAAGACGGGGTCGAACACCGGTTTCATCGCTCCAGCGACCGGTGTCAGCCCGTCCGATTGCATCACGGACATGCTGTATGGGTTGAAGTCGCAATACCAGGCGAAGGCGACCTTCATCTTCAACCGCACGATCGTCCAGCAGATCCGCAAGTTCAAGGATCTATACGGCCAGTACATCTGGCAGCCGGGCCTCACCGCCGGCGAGCCGGACCGCATTCTCAACCGCCCGTTCTACATGTCGGAGTATGCGCCCAACACGCAGACCGCCGGCCTGTACATCGGCGTCTGCGGCGACTTCTCGAAGTACGAGATCGTCGACGCGCTCGACATGGAGATCCAGGTCCTGATGGAGCTCTACGCCGAGACCAACCAGGTCGGCTACATCGCCCGGATGGAGACGGACGGGATGCCGGTGCTCGCCGAGGCCTTCACGCGCCTCATCTGCAGCACCTAGTGCTCGCGGTTGGCTTCTGGTCGCGGAGGGGAGCCCGGTCTGATGTGCCGGGCTTCCCTTCCTTCACCCTTCCTTACCAGTTTCTGAGACGGAGGTCTCACTATGAATCTTTCCGCAAATACCAAAGCCACGTTGGCCTCGCCGGCCGCGGCGGTCGGCACCACCACTGTGGTCGGAAGCACGCTCGACATGAGCGGCTTCGACGGCGTGATGTTCATCCTGGTCCTCGGCACCTTCACCGACGGCACGCCCGGCGTGAAGGCCTCGAGCGGCGCTGCAGCCAACGGTTCCGACAAGCAGGATCTGCTCGGAGGGCTTTCTTCGGTCGGCGTTACCAGCGAGGTTGCCATCCTCGACGTGTATCGCCCGCTCGACCGGTACGTGACGCCGCAGATTGTGCGTGGCGGATCGACCGGAGCTGTGATCGATGCGCTGGTCGCGATCCAGTATTGCGCCAGCTCGAAGCCCACTGTGCAGGACGCCACCACGATCGCTCAGACCGTGCTGGTCGTCAGCCCCGCATACGGCGTCGCCTAAACCTGACTCCGGGCGGAGATGTCTTCCGCCCGGATCTCTTTCCCTCGCTTTCCAGCTCGCTGAATAGGACCTTCCTGCCATGGTTGGACGCCCCGTATTGACGTCGCCGCCGACGTCTGAGCCGATCGCCTTGACGCTCGTGAAGGAGATGCTGCGCGTCGACGCCGGCGACACTTCGCAGGACGGCTATCTCACGCTCGCAATCTCGACTGCGCGCGAGACTTGCGAGTCGCATACTTCGCGCGGCTATGTCATGCAGGGGTATCGCGAATACTACGACGGATTTCCGGGCCACCACTTCCCTCTCACCCTGATCGATGGTTACGACGGCGATCCCAGCGCGCTGGCGACACTCGGAAGCTGGCGCGGCGAGCGGCGCCACCACCATAAGCATCACTTTGAGCTTTCGCGCTCGGCGCTGCGAACCTTCACACAGATTCAGTATCTGGATATGACTGGGGCCATGCAAACGCTCGATCCGAGCCAATATGTGCTCAACAATCGTCAGGATCCAGCGGAGATTACACCGGCTCCGGAATCGCTCGGTGGCCTATCATGGCCGATCGCGCTTCGCCAGGTCAACTCAGTCTGGATCGATTACGTCGTCGGCGCAAGTATTCTGGTCGCTTCGATTGCGGCCAATGCTTCCGTCCTGACGGGTGTGGCGGGCTATACATTTACTACGGCGGACGTGGGCAGCATAATCAGCATTCCCGGTGCGGGCATCGCAGGCGCTCCGCTGCTCACCTCGATCGCTTCGGTCGACGGGTCTGGGAATGCAACCGTCGCCGCGCAGGCCCTCACGGCCTCGAGCGCCGCGATCGCGATTCTCGGGCCACAGCTGCCCTTCGGCGATATCCAGGCAATGCTCATGCTTATTGGCCACTGGGATGCGAATCGCCTGCCGATCCAGCAGGGTATTCCGAAGGAGATCGACTACGCGGTCAAGTTCCTGCTCGATCGAGGCCGGGTGTACTACCAGCCATGAGGGACATCGTAAAAAATCCCGGCGACCGGCGCCACCAGGTGCAGATCCAGCAGCAGTCAACTACGCAGGATGATATGGGCGGTCCAATCTCGGTCTGGACGACGATCCGCACTACCTGGGCGTCGATTACAACGATGGGCGCACCCAAGGCCAAGGAAGACTATCAGGCCGGGCAGTTCAGCGCACAAGTCACGCACATTATCAACATACGCTGGACGGCCTCACCGGAACTCGCCGGCGGGATGCGTGTCGCCTTTGGCTCGCATGTCTATCTCATTCAGACGGTGGCGAATGCCGACCTTCGCAATATCAGCGTGGATCTGATGTGTCTTGAAATCAATGGTGGCCAATGATCCTTGCGGGCATTGTGGCGCTGATTGTGCAGGCGGGGTCGGGGCTGGAGGCGATTACGGCCAACCGCATCTTCCCGGTGACACTGCCGGAGAATGTCGGCGCCGCCGCATATACGGGCGGCTTTCCGGCGATTGTCTACAAGGTGATTTCGGTTACGCCAGATCCGACGTTCGACACTTCCGGGCTGCAGCGAATGCGGATCCAGTTCGACTGCTACGGCGTGGGAACGGCAACGGCATCCGGCTATGCGGTCGCCAGCGGCGTGCGCGAGGCGCTGGTGGACTTGCTGGACGGGCTGCACGGCCGGCTGCCGGATACGAGCTGGCTCGAAGGCGCGCTCCTGGTGGATTACCAGGACGGATTTATGAACGCCGCGCGGCAATACGTCGCGATCACCGAGTTCTATCTGCTGTTCAACCGGCAGGTGGTCAACACCAGCACGCTGCCAGTGCTCTTCGCGGACACAGTGACGGGCACGCTCTATCGGCTGGTGGTGGCCAACGGGGCCACGGAGCTGGTGACGGCAGTTTCGGGCACGCCGGTTCCGGTAGTGCTGCACGATACGGTGACGGGCGCGAACTATCAACTGGCGGTGGCTTACGGGGCGCTGGGCGTCGCTGCAGCGTCCTCGGCCGGCCTCGCGCAGCTCATCTTCACGGATACGGCCAACGGCCTCGCCTACGGCCTGCAGGTAACGAATGGAGCGCTGCAATGTATAGGTCTCTGAATCGCCGATGGGGCGTCGCGCTGCTGGCTATCCTGTTTCTGGCAGTTGTCGGCGGCCGCGCGCAGTCGCCACGGACGTTTGTCACGATGCCCAGCGTGCTGGCCTGGTCCGGCTCGACGACGTACAACGTGGGCGACCTGGTCACCGCGTCCGGCTCGACCTATCTCTCCCTGGTGGCGAACAACCTGAACCATACGCCGGCCTCCAGCCCATCGCAGTGGTCGGCGATCGGCGCGAGCAGTGGGGGCGGCATGACAATTTCGGGGCTAGCATTTACCCCGACCGATACGACGATTGTGGCGCAATGGACTACCTCGAGCGCTGCCGATTCTAATCTGTTCTGCGCCGGCGTCCCGGCGATCGACAACGGGATCCAGCAGGGCGTGACGGCGCACCAGGCAATTGTTGCGGGGCTGGTGTCGACTAGCTCCTACTCCTGCTATGTTGTTTCCGCGGGGACTCCCTCGACTCCGCAGAGCGTGGAGACGGCCGCTCCTCTAACGAGGACGCCGATTCTATCCGGGTCGCTTGGCGCGATCACTTCCACGTCTTATACGGGAGACACGCCTTCTAACTTTGTCGCGCCCGACGCTGAGTACATAATGCTCGACGACACCACGAGCCCCGGCGCATCCGCTAGTATGGCGCTTCTGAAAATAACAAACGAGTCGACATTGGCGCTCGCACCGGTAAACAATCTCACTAGCTATGGCGTGCAGGGCGCGACGAGTGGGACCGATGGCCCGGGCGGAACGGCGCTTTCCTATAAGCAATCGGGACTGTTTGGGATGGGGGGTTGCTTCTACACCTTTACGAACCGCGATCTCTATTCGAGCACATCAGCTCCTCAGTCCGTGTGGTTCGGGAATGTGATCGCTGACAATTGCAATCACGGCGCGACATTCGCCAACCATCAAGCACCAGGAACCTTTAGCACAACAGGATCGCCTGACGGTCAAGGCATTTCGATGTTCACGGACTCTTCGAACGAATCTTGGTGTTCCTTTGTTCGATTTGGCCCGGATGACGGCACGCTCGGCTATAGCACCGCGGGGAACGGGATCGACGGCGGGAACGCCTTCGTTTACGGGAACTGCACAGACGGCAATTGGAATAACAGCAGTAAGCTCTGGAAGATCCGCACACCCCGCGCAAGCCTCGCGACACTGACCGCTGGCAATAAATGGCAATGGTGGTGCGGGCCAAGCAGCCCGACGCCGGCGGACGTTGTGAATCCCGCCAACTGGAGCTATGCCAGTGGGTGCAGAGTTTCGATCTATTCCGCCGCCAACCAGGTGAGCGCTTCACAAGAGGACTTCGTCGCAGGGTTCAATTATTACGTGCTGAGTACCTGGTATCAGCCAACCACGGGAACATCTAATTCCACCGTCGTAAACATGCTTTCTGGTCCTACGGTGAACGGCCCTTGGACGCTAATTTATACGGGTAGTTTCAATCCACAAGGCTGGTATAACCTCAATTTTCTACACCGCTCCCTCGAGACGAATACGAGCGCCTCAAGTCTTGCTGCGACTGTGTTACTGGTGGGGGATTATCGAAACGGAACCTACTACCATCCGAGCTTCGCCACCTTCACGCTTTCGGCCGCGGCGCAGCAAACCCAAGGCGTGCTTCCGACCCCGACGACTGATTACGGTGCTGGGTATGTCGGTGTATCGAATGCGCCATTCACATCGAACGGGCACCTTACCTCATTCACAATCCAGGAGAATACGGCCTACACGGGCACTCTCGATGTTGGAGTCTGCTCGGCCCCAAGCGGTGGTGGCCCCTATAGTTCCACCATCACCAACTTCGTCAGCGTCACTCTCGCATCCACTACTTCCCCCCAGACCTTCACTGCACCTACCAACTTCACTTCCTTCTCGGTGACTTCCGGTCAGTATCCATGCTTCTTTGTGCCGACTGGTGGTAATGGGCCCGGAAAGGTTGGCACCGGGAGTATCGGCTTCTATTATTCGGGGCCGTTTGGCTCGATCCCATCAGGATCGCAATCCTACATTTTCGAATCGGCCGGCAACGGTGGTCTGGATATCACTGAGACCATCACAATCCCGTAAGTCGGTAAGTTCAATTGAACAACCACCCCGGGCCTCGGCGCGGGCATTCCAGCAGCACAGAAAAAGGGAGAGTCAACCATGCCACCGTATAAGAACAGCAAGGCCCAGGCCGCGATCAGCGTCCTGTTTTCGATTGGGCCTTCGGTGCCGAGCTACACCGGCAACCCGATCGCCATCACCGGTACCACCACCTCTGCCAGCGCCTCCATCACCGCGGTCTCGAGCATCCTGGGCCTCTATCCTGGCCAGCCGATCTCGGGTGCAGGTATCCCCGCTCTCGCCACCATCGCAACTGTCACAGGACCCAGCACCATCACCATCTCCGCGAATGCCACGGCGAGCGCATCCGCAGTCGCTCTGTCGGTGATTCCATTCGTCCCCGTCTTCGAAATCTCACAGGCTCCGACTAGCGGCCAGAAGTGGGACCTCGAGGAAACCACCAACTTCAACTCCGGCCAGTTCAAGGAATATCTGAAGACGCTGGTGGACAGCGGCAAGCTGACCCTGACCGAAAATCGCGTCTCCGACGATCCCGGCCAGGTTCTGCTGAAGGCTGCCTTCATGAGCACTCAGGCCTTCATGTTCCAGATCACCTTGCCGCTCAGTCAGGACCAGGTGACCACGGGCGACGTCGCGCTCTTCGCCGCGCTGGTGGAAAGCTACGACGACACCCTGCAGGTGGGCAAGGCCATCAAGATCCAGGTCGGCCTGCAGAAGACTGGAGCTGTCACCTACACCGAAGGCGCGTAGCACTTCGTGCCGTCATGGACGCACTCGCGTGCGTGAGGGCTACGACTCCAAAATGGTTGGGGCGGCGTGATGCTGCGCCGCCCCACTCTCCCCGCGTTACAAAGGAAAGGTTGTTCGCATGACGACGAAGAAAAACGCTGCTGCGCCGGCGGCCGAAAAGCTGGATCCGACGCTGCCCTACGAAGAGATCGTGATCGACGGGCAGACCTACAAGATGTGTTTCGACTTCCGCGCGATGGCGAAGGGCGATGCAAAGCTGCGGGCGGCCGGCGTGGATTCGCGGTTGCTCTGGCAGATGCCGCAACTGACGCTGGAGAACCTGCCGATCGTCTTTGCCGCTTCGCTGGTGGCGTTCCATCCGGAGATCAGCTTCGAAGATGCTATCGCGCTGGTGGATTGGGACACGATCTTCGAGCTGCGCGACAAGGTGATCGAGGCCTGGTCCGCGGCGTTCCCGAAGCGGGGAAAGCAGGAAAACCCTCCAAAGCCCGTCCCGAGCTAGGGCGGGCGGAGTATCTGGAGTACTGGGAGCGGCTGATTGCGGTCGCCCGCTTTCGGTTCGGCATGACCCTCGACGAGTTTCTGGACCTGACACCGCGTTTTCTGGAGACGCTCGAGCAGGAGGAGATGGCGAAGCGGAAGCTGGACGGGCGCACGACTGAGATTATGGGAGCGCAGTTGGTCTCCATGATCCGCCGATGCGGCTTTGTTCAGTTCGAGGAAGAACGCGATTTTAGAGACTTTATGCCAAGCGAGTGGGATCGCCGCGCCAAACAGAAGCCGAAGCAGAGGACGAAGAAACTCCGGCAGCAGACGGCTGAGGCGTGGCGGGTCTATTTCAAACGCGCTGCTGGAGTCACGAAGTGATATACTTCCGCGCATGAGAAAGCTCATCTGCACCGTGATCGCTTCGGTTGCAATCCTCGGCATTCTTGCCCTGCTCTCCTACCAGCCGCATCCGTCGGTGACGGCGGCGGCAACCGTCCCCACCGCTTCGGCGCAACTGCCAGTTCGGAATGAGGCTGGTGACCTGATTATGGCCTGCGGCGCGCCGCGGGAAGATGCCCAGCGATCGGCGACCGAGCTGGGAGCGGGCGTGACCGAGCGCACCTTCCAGTATGCGAAGGTGGAGTTCAAGTTTGTGCAGGATGCGAATACGGGGTGGACGATGACGGGCGCTTTCCCCGTGGAGCGCGATGAAACACTGTCGAAACAGCAGGTCACGCGGCTGATGCCGTGCACGGCCAAGGTCAACTTCTCGAACGATCTATTCTGACAACGCTGGAAAATGGTTTTGCAGATGAGCCGCCTTCGGGCGGCTTTTCTATTGCCCCGGAGTGCCGAATATGGATGGTTTGGACTTCGACTTCCAGGGCTTCGACAAGCTTGCGGCGACGATGGAGGCCGCTGCGCGCAACGCGCGCCGTCCGGCCATGGAGCGGATGGTCCGGGCTGGCGCTGCCGTGTTCAAGAAAGAGATGGTCGAGCGGGCGCCGGTCCTCGAGAAGAAGAACACAGGCAGCGACTCCCTCGAGCCTCGCGCGCTCAAGGAAGGTATCCGCGTGCTCGTTCCCAAAGGTGTGGAACCGGTCGAGGCTCACATAGGGCCGCGCGGGAGCCGGTTGATCCGTACGGCCACTGAAGTGGAGTTTGGGCACCGCATGGTGCATGGCGGCTCGCTGAGGCTGCTGGGCAACGGCAAGACCAAAGGTGATGGTGTGGCGGGCGAGGATGTGCCCGCGCATCCGTTTGTGCGGCCGACGTATGAAGTTGCGCAGAGCGAGGCGGAGACGGCGATGATCGCTGCATTTGACGCGGAGAATCTGGAAGTGACCGATGGCGAATAAAGTTGAGATCATCATCAACGCGGATGGCACGCGGGCGATCAAGGCGCTGACCGACGTTGGCGCGACGGCGCGCGAGACCGGCAAAGCCAACGCAGACGCTGCGAAGGCCTCGGCGTTGGCCGCTAAGTTCGAAGGCGACACTATCACCGCCGAGAGCGTGAAGATCATCCAGGCGCGGGAGAAGGAGCGCGCCGCCGCGAAGGACTATGCGCAGATCCAGGCGCAGATGCGTAAAGGCGCGATCGATGAGGCCGCGGGCGTCACAGCCACCGCAGCGGCTTACCAGCGCCTGGCCATCGCGCACAAGTTGGTGGCGGATGCGCAGCGGGTTGCGCCGCCACCGCCGAAGCCTCCAATGCCGGCGGGAGAGAAGTCTCCGGAGATGTATCTCCGCGAGCGCGTGATGGGCGCAGCCGGCGGGATCGGGATCTCCGAAGGC